TTTTTTCATTCCTTTCGTGAAATATTGTTGATAAGTTCTTTTAACTGCTCTACCTCTGCTGATAAAGCATCAATTTTAGAAAGTAATATCTGGTTATCTGACTGCAATGCCAGAACCTTCTCATGGTCGTTTTTCAGCATGGCAAACATGCATGGGATCATAATGCGGTAATTCCAGTTTTCAGCTTTACCTTTTTCATTATGGTCAACAGCTAATGGAAATCTGCGGTCAATGTCCTCTGCCAGGAACATTGGCATTTCTTTACCATAGCGCTCATCATGCTCAGACAGATAATCATCCTTGTATTTCGCCCAGATAACCTTAATCCGGTAAAGTTCATCTAACTCTTCCTCTTGAACCGTTTTTCCAATGGTCTTATAGCGCATAGATGAGCTGGCCACATAACCAACGGAATAGTTATTCATATTTAATGCCAGGGTATTTGCAGAAGAGGTAGAACCCAAACCATATATATTAAGTTCCCCGGATCCGTCATAAAATTCTGTTCCATCGTCAGCTTTCGTAGTCCTTCTTTGGGTATATATACTTAACCCATACTTCACCATCGGAGTTCGCCCGTTAGCAGATAACACGGCATCTCCGCCGAATACGATCCGGCCATCCTTATAAAGACGGATGCTACCGTCATCTGACTCTAAATAATCGGAAATGATCTTCCAGCCGGCAATTGCACCAGTTCCGGCAGTTACAGTCCCTGAAAACTCACCTTGGTTAAAATGTACACCTGTGTTGTTAATGTATCCGATTTCGTTCCCGGATGCATCCAGGATAGACAGCAGGCCGTTTCCATTATTAGCACCGCCAAGCTTCAAGGTACCGCCCTGGGCGAAATCAAAGGATATGTAAAGCTCCCCATTTACCATGGTAACGCTCTTGATCGTACCGTTTTTACTCAGCTTGTTAAAAATATCCTCCTGTGTCTGTCCCTTGACTGCATTGCTTGCCTTTTTTTCCGCTATTGAAGTAGCAACAGTAGAAGCGATATCATCAACAGTCTTCCCTTGGATGGAAAAGCTGCTGACCTTCATCTCAACATTTCCATCCTCATCAATATACAGGGTAACGGATCCATCCTTGTTCACAACCTTCAGCTTCTTAGCATCCACCTGGTCACCGGTTACATGCAACGATCTGATATAGGTTGCATTGATGTATAACTGGTTGCCTTCCTTATAGATACCTTTGATCCTGCCATCGTCTGTAAGCAAGTTAAAAATATCCTCATGCGTCAAAGCTGCCATATCTACCACCAGGGGAATGCTCAGCCTGTCAATCAGCTGGGTGGTGCCGCCTGCAGCATACAGAGATACCCTCAGCTCCACGAAATCCCTTGGCACTGCCAGGAACTTCCCACTCCTTGTAGTCAGCAGCTTTCCATTTATGGCAGCGATAGCCGAATACAGCAGATGGGTTATCTCTGCCTCGTCTGTGGATGATGTGTAGACTGTTTTCCAGGTGTTCCCGTCTGTCGTCTCCTCGATTACAAAACGTCCTGCATAAGGCGGTCTTCCGCCAGTCCCGCTTCTATATCCGGAAAAAGTAATACTGTCCGGATACAAAAGTCCGTCAGCCCCACGCTTTATGACGGTATTGGAGCTTTTCAAGTAGTACATTTCCCCTGGATCACCATCTGCGCCATCCTTTCCCGCATAGTTCTTGGAAAGGTTAAATTTCTTAGACACCGAGACGCTTGACAGATAGGTGGCGCGGATCGTCACCCAGCCTTTGTCCGTTGTAAGCCCGGTCACTGTATAGGTCCGGGAGTTTTTATCCCAGCTTCCAGTCACACCTGATGATGTGGTAACCGTATAGGTACAATCCTTAGAAATGTCATTTGAGCCGTACATGACCGTAGCTGTGGTCGTGATCCCAGAAGGAAAGCTCTTATAGTTTCCGCTTGAATCGACCGGGATTCCCTGATAATCATCAGATAAGAGCATGGTCATGTTCTTATTATCACTGAGAACTTCCGAAATAGTCTTGTCCCCAATGTGGACACTGTCCGGGTTCATAGAAACAGACTTCTTGTCAATGTCAGCTTCGAAAATGACATTTCCATCATCGTCCATGATCTCAATCCGTCCCGTTTTCAGCCAGTTAGCGTTAATCCCCACGGCATCAAGGATTTTCGTAATGGTAGTGCCATCCACCAGGGCACCAACGTTCCAAGTCTCCCCTCCATCCGTAGACATTCCCCATCCTTCCCGGTTCAGTTTGATCACAACCCGGGATTCTTCCAAAGTGGGCTTATCACACAGATATAAAATACTGCTGCCATCCTCCTGCTTCACAGAAACCGGGAAAAGTCCCTGCGTCTCGTCCATTGCTTTCTTCAGATCATCAAAGGCTTTGTCTATTTCCGCTTTTTGTTTCGACCAGACTGCCCTTAAATCTTTGTAAACTTTTGTTTCTTCACTAAATCTGGTTGCCGATCTTTTGGTCGGCGTCTCGGCTCCACAAAACAGTGTCTGATCTGCATTCGCAGTATACGTTACTCCAGTGAAAACAGTTTTATAATAATTGCCCTTCAGGTCCACAATTAGTCCAACATCACCAGCTTCCCTAACTGGATCACTCTGGCAATTGATGGATAATGGCCTAAAACGCAAGCCGTTGATTTTTTCTCCCAGGTATAAAGCTACAGTTTCACCATTCCCCTGAACCAATTTGTTTCCGCTAATCTCCAGGGCATATTCTCCTGTTCCACATAACGAGGAGTTTTCTCTTCCCCCTTCGTTCTCCTCGTTTACTTTTATTCCGGTAATCACAACGTCATCTGTTGACAATAGGCTGCCATTTTTCCATTCTGTTATCTGGATAAGCCTGCTATTGTCAACATCGATCTTATTGCTATTTCCTGGAACTACTATTATTCCTTCCTTTATCCAGGAAGCTTCCAACAGGTCTGTATCGTACCATCTGAGGGACAAAGTTCCATCCGCATTGATTCTGCTGAATTTACATGCAATCTGTCCAACAAAGCATAAAATGTCTCTAAAATTCAGACTGTCCTCATTCGGCCTTCTGTTAACAACATACCCACTATTATCAAAATTAGCCGAATCTCCTGACAGGCGCACCCCACAGCAGCTGCAAGCATCTTGTACGATTTGTCCCAAAGTAGCCGGATAAGACAATTTACTCAACGAATATGGCTTGTCAAATCTAATCATATTGTCATATGCTTTTACGGCTATAACAGATCCAGTGTCTTCACCAGGTTCCGCAGTATAAATTCCCCTATCCAACCACTCTGTTGTCCCATCCGGGAGTTCTAAGCCTATAATTGCTTTTATCGTAGCTCCGTCAAAATCCACGCCAGTAAATTTGCCATCGATATTACTCAGTTTTATATTCAATTGCTTGGCAATGGCGGAGCCAAGGTCAAAGCTGTTCTGCCCAGACGTATTATCCAAAATCTGAAATAAAAGCAGTTCCATATCCTCTACCGTTTTGGAACTGCCATCCTGAAACTGAATTTCTACTCTATGATGTAATATTCTATTTTTCTTGATTGCCTCTTTATAGACATTTGATGCGTTAATCATTCTGCTACCTCTGAATAATATCTACAGATACCGACTTATACCAATATTCCCCGTCTCCAATGTCTCCCAGGTGTTCCTTACTCAGTGTTCCCCGATATGATTCTATTGTGATGTCTACACCGCAATCATGGAAAGAAAAAGGGAAATATCCGGCAACAAGCGTGTTCTTTATCAGTTTTACAGATCCTTCTGTAAGAAATCCCCACTTGATTGATAAATTTTTCTTTTCAGCAATTACATCTCCAACCATACGTCCTGAAAGAGTTCGTCCTGTATCAGATGTCCAGATCAGTTCGTCGTTCACGCTTAACGACACAGGAGCCGGGAGTACTACGCTCCCGGACCACAGGATTTTCTTTTTGCTGGAACCATCAGTAAAAACATCAGCCATTTATCTCACCTCCACCGTATTATATCTGGTGTCGTTTGCTGCCTGCGCATTTCTGACAGCCGTTGCAACCTGATTGGAATCCATATAGAAACCTAGCTCAGAAAGTGCCGCTACAATCCTCATAACTGCACGGTTAATAATGCTTTCCAATTCTTCCCGGGAAATATTTCCACCTGCCATGGAAGCTGCCTTTAACGCCATCTCCTGAAGCTTGTCCTCTGGAGAAACAATCTCCCCTTGGTGCCGATTATCACCAATCATTGCAAGCTGGGGCGTGTTAGCTTTTACGAAACCACCGTTAGCAAGCATTGGAATCGTTCCTATAGTTGGAATGCTAAAACCGTTAAAGCCCCACCAGTTTCCTCCAATCCCAGGGATCCAGTCTGGGACAGTGATCTTAAAGCGGATATTGTTCACTTTACTGATAAGTCCGTTTACAATTCCCAGAACACTGTTAAATCCGCCAATAATAGCGTTAATAGGTGTTTTGGCAATATCGGAAAGCCCTCTGAACACTCCAACAAAAATATTCTTAATTCCTGTCCAGGCTTTTTGCCAGTTGCCGGAAAATACTCCAGATATAAAATCATTGAATCCATTAAATATCTGCTTTACATCCCGGATAACATCTTTGGCGCTTTTTAGAAATCCTTTTAGAACGTTTCCAAAAATTCCAAAGTTATTGGTCCAGGCCGTCTTGAATATTGAGCCAAGCCACTTAGAAAACTGGGATAATTTTTCCTGAATCCAATCCCATTTTTCTTTTATATCATCCCGCAGTGCTTTTACTGCATTTTTCACATTATCTCTTAATGTTTCAAATGCTTTCACAGCTCCATCACGAAGCTGAGCTGTTTTTTCAATCACCCAGTCCCTTAATTTAGCAGCATACTCACAGATAGTATCCCAGTTCTTATATAGCAGGATTCCAGCTGCTATTGCGGCAGCAATCCCGATTACCAGCGGGCCTCCAAGTGCCCCAACCAGTGCTTCGACTCCTGTTTTCACAAGCGCCACTGCTCCGGAAATACTTTTAATGGAGCTTACAACATTAGCTATCGTTGTAATAAAACCAGCTACATTTGTGACAAATTCGCTTATCTTCCAGGCTGCGAAGAATGAGGCTATAACCGTTGCTATCGTCTGAATCACTCCCGGATTGGCTGCGCACCAGTCTGAGAAAGTTTTCAATACTCCATTAATCCTGTCCCAGATTGCTCCAAAAACACCGCCGGTCCACTGCGCTATTGGCTGCAGTACACTATCCCAGAACCACTGAAACATAGGCTGTAAGGCTGCAAGTATACCATTAAACACGCCGATAACACCGGACAGGGTTTCCAGGAATCTTGGAACCACTTCATTCGCTGTCCATGTTCCCAGTGGCACCAGAACATTTTCCCAGAACCACAGGAGTCCTTCCCCTACATGAATGGCAAATGGAGCAAGGGCTTTCCACAATCCATTTAGACTGCTCCGGATCTTGTCGAAGTTGACTTTCATCAGTCCGTTATTCAAGGCATCTATAAAACGTGGGATACCTGTGCCAAGGGTCCATTTTCCAACTGGTACAAGGAAATTCTTCCAGAAATCCTTAAGGGAATTAAATGTAAATGTTCCAAGCCTCGCAAGGCCTTCATTCCACAGCCTTTTTAAAGACTGTGTAGCCGGATCACACAGCTTTTTGATATTCCGGAACATTTTTGTAAACTGTTTGTCCGCTTTATCTACAACAGTTTCACCCTGGGCAAGACTGCCGAAATCAATTCCAGCCCCACCTGCTCCCCCTGTTCCTGTTCCGCTTCCGGAAGAAGGTGTGGAGCTGGTACTGTCTGTCTGGCTGTCCAGCTTATTCACCTGGTCAAACCCCATGAGGGCACGCATTTTCTCAGCTGCTTTCTGGGCGGATTTGGCAACGCCATTATTAGCACTGGAAAGATTATCTGCTGAACTGGCTGCATCGTCCATTCCCGTGCTTGCGCCTGCTGCCGCACTTCCGATAGCTGAAATCTGTCCGGAAGCACTGTTACTGGATTTCTGACCGGTAATCAGCTCTGTAAACGATTTAAAGGCGTTTGCCAGAGTGATCAGCTTTCCAATTACCGTGTTGATCACTCTGATAACCGGAGTGAAAAGATTTATCAGTCCCTGGCCAATCGCAGCCTTCAGGGAATCAAACTGCAGAGTAAAAATCCTTACCTGGTTTGCCCAGGAGCCTGAAGTCCTTGCAAAATCCCCCTGGGCTGCTGCCAACTGGTTTTGTACAAAGGAATACCTTAGCGCAACCTTTTCTGCTTCTGACATCTTCGCTGTTGTCTTCCCGAAACCATTCGCCAGAGCATAACTGTCAAGGGCAGTCTGACTCATGACTACGCCAAGATCTTTCAAAGATTCCGTTTCGCCTGTGAAAACGGATTTCAGCTTGGTGTATGCTTCATCCTGTGACAGATTATAGAAAGACGCCACATCACCTGCCAGCTTGGTAAGGCTGGAGCCCATGTTATAAGCCTGTTCCTCGGAAAATCCAAAGGCTTTCGCCATTGCCCCGAAGGTACCGGTGAACTGCTTTGCCATGGTCTCAGAAAGCCCAAAGCTCTGGGCTGCACTCTTGGCAAATTTATCAACCTGTGCGGTCATGTTCGGGAATGTAACGTCTACAACATTCTGAACCTCTGCCAGGTCTGAGCCAAGCTCCAGGCACGACTTTCCGAAGTCAGTCAGCTTCTTAACTGCAAATGCACCAACTAACAAGCTCCCTAGTTTTCTTGTGAGCGTTCCTATTCCACTCACCCGGGTCTTTAATGATGAAGCATCATTCTCAATTTCAGAAGATGTTTTTTTGAATTGGCTTCCAATTCCTTTTATGTGTTTCTTTACTTCTCCCGAACCGCTTTCGCTATCTCTTTCAATTAAGAGCCAAGCTTTTCGAAACGCCTCACTGGCAGACTCACCTTCTTTTTTATAAACAGATGCAATAGCTGCAGCCTTAGACTTAGCAGAACGCTCCGTTTGGCTGAGAATTTTATCAATTTCCGTGTTCCCAGTTTTGATCGCTTCTGTTGATTTCTTTGCAGCCTGTGAAAAGCTCTGATTAAATCTATCTTTTACTTTTTTGCAAGAATCATTGATGCTTGCAAGCATTTTGCTACCATCAAATGATAAATCAAATGAAATTCCAGCGATACTTGTTGCCATATATGCCACCTGCCTCTATCATGAGGACATCGACACATGGCACTACTTGTCCTGGTTAATCTTTATTTCAAATTCTTTTTTACAATGGCGCCCTTGGCACCGGATGAAAACACCCCGGCATTTGGCATCCGGGGTGTACTGTATCTTCTGTTCGTGTCCGCAGAAAGGGCATTTTACCTTGTTTTTATCCATTCGCTCCTCCTGCCATATCAATAAATGCCTGTTTCATAGCCTCCAGAAATTTATTTCTGTCTTCCTCTGAAACCTTCATAGCTTGTTTATTTCTCCATTCGCGGCGGATCCGGTGCTGTTCCGGGGTGAAATGCTTCAAGATTTCTTCATCCTCTTCTGCTCGGATTGCTACGATCCTGCCAAGGGCTGTATCCGGGCCTATTCCGGATAGAAGATCCGAAAACTCGTTCCAGGGCATCCCTGCTGGAATTTCCTTAGAAAGACGTAACCCGTACTGTGATTGAAACGATGATACGATCAGATCAAAATCATCTATCAGATCATAGTACGGGTTACTGCTCTCCCTGGTCTTCTTCTCCCTGGATCAGTTCCATTGCGGTCTGGATAACGATCATAAGATCTTTGAAAGGCAGACGCATTTTTTTAATCTCATTACGGTCTTTTTCGCTGAACAGTTTTTCATAAGCCGCAACTGTCGCTTCTGTATCAGAAGAGCCTTCTTTAAACAATCCCATGATTTCAAGCATAGTGCCCGCATCTGCATTTACTATGAATTTTCTGCCCTTGATAATCAGGGCAGGATTTTTATCAAAGCTTAATTTCTCTGTAATATCAATACATTTTGCCATTTGTTTTCTCCTTTTTCTTGCTAAAAGCCGTATTTACTATGCGGCTGGTGTAATCTCCGGTTTTCCATTGCTCATAATATCGAATTCAAGAGGTGCTACAGCTGTGGAATCTCCGGATCCAACATTCTTCACATTGATAACTGATTTTGTAAACTTCACAACAGTACCATCCGGGAAAGTCCACTGTGTATCAGCTTCCGCATTTCTTCCGTTCTTCCATGCCAGTCCTGCAACAAAATCATTTCCGGCATCCCCGACATTACGTTTTGCAGTTACCGAAATTGTAATACTCTTGGATGTCATTAAACGTCTGGTCCATCCTTCTGTGTCAAATGGGTTCCACTCTTCCACTCCATTGTCAAAAGATACGGAAAAGGTTACACAGTCTGCAATATTTTTCAGTGAAGCAGTGCCGCCTGATGCTGCTGTGTCTATCTGGAACTGGTTCTCGTAGCATGGATATACGCCAGACTTGGAACCTGCGAACAGCTGAAGGTTCATCACAATTTTATTCTTCATCCTTATTTCCTTTCTTTTCAAAAATCACTGCCAGTTCTATAACCATCTCGTAGATACCGGAATCATCTACACCTATATCCTGAAGATCATAGACTGGCAGGATAAATTTAATAGTTTCATCGTTTACAGTTGCATTTCTGGTAGCTCTAACAGCTTCAAATAAAGCTTTTCCGGCTTTTTCGGTCTCACGCTGGGATTTATTCCAGTGTACCAGCAAAGTGACGTATTTCGTGCCGTAGGACTCCAGCTGAGGGCCGCCGATTGCCACCTTATACTCATGCTGGTGTTTACTGTTATAAACCCCAACTATTTTTTCCGGCTTATCCGGAATTGGTCCAACATACACAGTCCCCTGTGTGAGCGTCTCAATATAATCACTGATATCTGATAACGTCATAAACCAGCCAGCCTCCTATAGTTTTCTTTGAATGCTTCCACTGCAAAATCAGCATTTTTTCCACCTGGAAGCCAGTCCTCGTACCATTTGCCTTTTGCATTCGGGTTTTCATCCTTTTTAAAATGAAATTCTGGATGAAAATACAGGCGTCTGGCATAAGGCGTACTGGATATGATACTTGCTTTTCCGTGACTGCTTTCAGATGTATCAACAAAAGTACTCTCATTCTGCAAAGCACCGGTATCTCTTGGAAACACCTGTGCCTGCTCAACTTCTGTATGTAAATCTTCTGCAGTCTGCTCCAGGGCTGCCACCTGTGCCCGTGTCAGCTGATTGATCTTCGGAAAGTTAAGTTTAACAGTCGAATTGACCTTGATCATATCAGAAGCACCTCCGTGTAATTTATGGTACCGTCCGGATTTCTGGCTTTCCTGGCTTCCTGGATCTTTCTCTTGACACCAAATATGGTTGCTGTACCGCCAGATATTACCGGAAGTTGCGGGCAGATATCTCCCGGGAATAATGCGGATCCGGTAATCTGAACTATTTTCTTGTCAGCTGTGAAGATCGTCTTTGCTTTGTCCTGGTAATTGCATTTCCCGGAATATTCAAAACATGGAAGAGGTTCCCCGTATTTATTCCGTCCTTCCTGCTCCATCACTAAACTGATATCCGTCCTGCAAAGCCTTTTGGGTACTAAACATGGATATTTCATGGCTCACCTCGCTAATCTGCAGCACAGCCCTGTCTGACACAACAATGCATACAGATCTCTTTTCATTGCCACGCCTTTGTCTGTGAATACGTTCCAGCTGCTGCCGAACTGGGCAGACACACCGTTAATGCTGTAGCTTGAAAGTATAGAATTGATCTCATCTGCATTCTCGGTTTCAAAATCTGCCTGCTGGCAGACAACATCCTGAATGATATCCTGCTGAAACTGTGTCAGGCTGGAAAATCCCCGACCTACAATCCGGTTGTAGGTCAGGGAATCAATGTGCCGAGACGCAATCTGCAGAGCTCTCGCAATGTCATTTTCTAAAATCAGGGTTCCGCCGTAAGTATCCGTATAGTATTCTGGGGTTGTATATGATTCATAAGACATTTTCTCACCCCTTATCAGGCGCCAACCTCTGCAGTATCAACATCCACATAAATGCTGTCGATTTTGCCATCACGGCCATTCGGAAATACAAATACATCGGAGAAAGATCTGTTCTGATACAGATATCCATCGCCTTTTGTATGTGCGCCAGGTGCAAAGTAATAGATGCTGCTGATCTTCGGTACAGTCTTACAGGTCTGTCCACAAGCAACAAGTACGTTGATCTTGTGCGCACCTGTCACTGCTTCAACACCGCTTCCAGCAGTTACCTTTTTCTGCGGTTCAAATCCACCGTTTTCCGGCTCCCAGTTAAATGCATCATAGAATCGCTCATCATCGATTACTTCCATGATCGGCACCCCATCAATGTCTGTTACTCTGGTCTCAATGCCAAGACCGCCTTCTGCGATCTGTGTCATTTCGATCTTACGAGTGAACTCTGTGGACTGCTCCAGGGCATCCATGATCTCACTGCGAACATACATGAGCAGGGATCCGTTCGCTTTGTATCTTCTGAGTTTTCCTTTTGCAAGGATATCTTTCAGCATTCCAAAGACTTTTGCCTTAGTATATGTGGAAATTGCTGTGGATCTGTGATAGCCTTCTGTCTTCTGGGCTGCCTGGGCAACTTTGGAGAAAAACAGTGCATCTGTTTCCGGAACCACCCATGTCTGTTCGAACACTCTGGAAATGTTCTGGATAGAAGCTGTAGCATTTGTCTCATCAACATCTGCCTTATCTACCATGAACTCAACATCACGGTCATGTGTCAGTGTGTACGGTACGTCTTTCTGTTCATAAGAACCGACATTCCAACCGCCTTTTCTGTTGTGGTTTTTATATCCGGATGTACTCATCTGGGTAAAATGAAAAGTTTTGGCGTCAAGCCATCTAACATTACTGGTTACAAATGGAGAGGTCAGGGTTCCCTGCATCAGGATTTCAAGGAGTTCCGGGCTCCACTGTTCTGCATAATTCAATGCCATATCTTATACCTTCTTTCTTTTTTAGTTCCAACGGTTCCAACGCTTTGTTGGCACTGCTGTCTGGTTTGTAGTAGTCTGCTGTGGATGCTGTGCCGGATTACCGCCGGTTCCTACCTGGGTAAATCCGGTTTTTCCATCAGCCTGTGGTTTTAGTGCCGGAACGTCTTCCAGCACCTTGTTTACAGCTGTTTTCAATGTTTCCTCATTGATGTTTCCATCTTCTCCCATAACCTGGCTTAAATCAGCCATTTTAAGGATATATGGAATTGTCTTTGCTTCGATTCCCAGGGAAACTGCCATCATTGTGGCTGCTGATTCCACCTGTGCCGCCTGAACAGCTTTCTGAGATGCGGCAAGCTGTGCCTGTGTTTCTGTAATCTGGTTCTGCATCCCGATAACGTCCGGCTGATTTGCCGCTTTCTGTTCTTTAAATGCGGTAATTGCCTGCTCCACTTCCTGCTGTGATAATCCCTGCTGCCTAAAATAGGCTTTCAGGGCTGTATCTTCTTTCGCAGCCAGTGTTCCATCCAGCATCTGCTGAATCTTTCCATAGTCAATCGCAGGTGTACTCTGCTGATTGCTCTGAGCCGCAGTCTGCTGAGTATCAGGATTCTGAGTTGCTGTATTGTTATTTTCCATTTCTGGACTCCTTTCCGTTTTGAGAGTGTCGCTCTTATGTCTTCCATTGTCATCAGTGTCACTGGTCACGCACCTTTTTGTGTCATATCGTGTTTGGACGTAAAAATAAGACGCTTAACCCTGCGCCTCAATGGGAGATTTTGGATCACCGCCTTTCTGATCTTCAACGGTCTTTACCAGCTGCAGATTTACTAGATACTCTGCTCTTTTCCGTGACACTTCCAGTTCTTCCCCGGCTGTACGAAGAACCAAGTCATTTTCTTTGTCACGGAAGTTGTGCTGCACTATCACCTTCAAATAACCACCTCCTTATTGTTTTGGCAACTGTCTTCTTAAGCCCTCTGAAAGCAGAATAAATCCCATAAACCGAAACTAAAATTACCGCAAAGTAAGTTGAATATACACCTACCGCAATCACCATCTTAACTGCTACCAGCAAAATTCTCACATTCCACATCTCTATCCAAATATAAAATGCAAGTTTAAAAAATGTAAGCAACAGGTCCTTACCTTCAATTACTACAGTTTTCATTGTCTTTACTCCCTATTTGCGCCGGCGCAAATTTAATCATTATGTGTGACTTTAAGTCCCCACTGCGGAAGGAAATTAATCTCATAATGATACTTGTCCACATCCGATCCAGAAATGTCTTCAACTACATACATGGTATAGTCATTCAAATAAACATAGTCTTTCTGGTACTTTCCTTCTGCGGTCTCAATAATTACTTCCAGTTCTCTTGAAGAATTATTCTTCAGTGCAAATGTTCCAGTCAATTCCAACAGGATTGTATCTGTTCTGGCATTCAAAACAGTAAGTTTTCTGGTTACATTGAAGTTATCTGCCTCCTGTGAAATGTTCGCGCTCACCTGGTCAGCTTCTGTACAGCCAGTAGCACAAAAACATGTCAGGATTACCAGTGCCATTAATACTACAATTCTTTTGGTTGCTCTTCTTTTCATTTTCTTCATCCTCTCTTTCTTAAAAATAAGCACAAAAATAACACGTCTTATGGCGTGCTATCATTGTTTTTATAACTGTATTGATATTTTTGAGTATAAAAATACCACTAGCCGTTTCTGACTGGTGGTATTTAGTACCATAAAAACGTTTTCTCTGTTGGTGGGTTCTCCATTTTCGCCAAACGTTTCAGTTCATTCCGAACATGCGGTGCTGCGAAAGAACTTGCATTTTCATGTTCTGTAACTTTTCCATCCTCAATTCTCATAAAACCTTTGGGTTCTTTCCCCTCTGGGTAATAGTCGGCAGAAATCATATTATTTGTCTTTTTTATGTTTTTCAAGATTACCATAATATTCTAACGCCTCCTTCGGGTAATCAAATTTTTCAGTGGCCAGCTCATGTGCTTTCCAGTGCTCCATACTAGGATTTTCTCTTTTTATTTTCATTTCAAGGAGCTCATGCTCTATTAAAGTGCGGTCATGCGGCTTAATGTCTTTTCCTGTCATAAGCCGTTGCCAACTCTGAGCTATGGCACAATCAGGATCAAATCTGCGGTATGCCTTTAAATCCGAATCAAACAACGATTCATCTTCAAACAGATATGCCTTTATCTTTACTATATCAGATTTTTCTTTTCCTAGATTTTCAGCAATCTTCTTTGCATCAGTAGAAAAACTCCTGACCTCTTTGTAGTACATCTCTGCAAAGTTTTCTGCCTCTTCACTGAATATATCTGTAATTCTGGCTCCTGATATCATTATAGCAGAGTCCGCATCATTTGCAACGGATTTCCACTCATTTTGTTTCTGCTCATACTTCTTTTTGTTCTCCGGATCCAGGGAAAAATCTGCTAACCTACCGAACTTCTTTTCCTGCCTCTTTGCATACTGCTGCCGGTTTTCCTGTTCCTGCTTCCGTACCAGTTCATTCAACTCCGCTTTGGTATACCTGCTCTTCTCTGGCGGGGTGCTGATTCCTTCGAAATATGTAGTGTGGCTATCTTTGCAGCGCGGATGGTACAGGCCTGCGGCTATGGCACTGCTCATAAGTGGATACTTGATTCCGGTAACCGGTGACTTTCCGTCCTTCGGACCATTGCTCCACACATCATCAACCAGCACTTTTCCCACAAAAGGCAAGCATTTCGGACAGGGATTTCCGCGCTTATTCATAATCACTGTAGATATTCCCCATTCCTGGCGCTTCTGGCCTTCTCCTTGCAGGTATGCCCTTTTGCTGGCTGTTCTGATTGCCATATCCGCATAATCAGCAAGCGTGTGTCTTGCACCGTTGGCATACTGCACGCAATTCAAGCCAGCCTTTACAAAATCCTCTGTAGCCATATCCACAGCTTTCTCATAGGTACCAGCTCCTGTGTTTGCATATACCTGAGCATTGTAAATCACTTTGCGGTACTGGTCATTTGCCATTCGAAGGACAGCAATCTCAGCCTTCTGCATATCGTTCATGGTAGCGTTAATTAGGGTTTCCAGCTTTCTGTCATTCACCTTGAAGAACTCAGCTGTTGCCCCTCTGGAAATACGTTTAGCAGGAAATCCATTTCTGATAGCTTCCAGGATTGCAATCTCCTGTGCCATCTCGCCTTCAGATCTGGACAGGGATATCAGTGTTTTTATCTGTACATTGATATCTTTGAACTGCTTTCCATACTTCTTCTGGTTGTCCTTCTTGTACTTTTCCAGGGATTTCAGCTGCAGTGCCTGCCACATGGTCCATTGTTTATCTTCGTCGATTTCTTCCAACTTGTGCCGACGCATATTACGGATCATGGAAGATATAAGCTCATTTTCTATGGCTTCAAAGGCAGCTCCAATGTCGTAGACGGTGTTAAGCTTCGGCATCTGCGGTTACCTCCCGTTTGCATATACTTTAAAGCCCTGGCTTTTGAATATTCGGATCATATCTTTCAGCTTTGTTTTGCTGGTACAGGCATCATTTCTAAGCTCAGCATAATCATTCTTTTCCAGAGCGTACACGCCCATCGGCACCTGCTCCTTTGCTATTTCCAGTAGCCCATGGTACTCCTTTCGGTTCATCCTGTACATTCTGTTTGCTACCTTTACTTTCATTATCTTCACCGCCTTCCAGGTCAATCTCAAAGTTTCCAGCCTCCAGGTTCACTCCTGGTTCATCCACATCCTGGATGCCCTGCTCTGCCTTCAATCTGGCTATTTCTTCTTCTTTGCAGTGATCGTCCAGTGTGTCTCCATACAGTTCTTCAACACACCGTTCAATGCTCATAATGCCACCCTGTTTCGCTTTGGCAACTGTCTCTACCTGGCTTTCGAATGACGGGTTTGCATATTCTCCAAACGGAATGTTGACCTTTACTTCTTCAATGCTCTTGTTATGCAGGATATTGTCTGCATTGATACACATTGAAACAACTCCCGGAAGAACTTCCTGCAATGCCTTTACAATTGCGTTCCTGGTGTACAGGGTTGTCTTTTCTTTTTCCCTCTGTGCTTCTGCATTATCCAGCTTCTTTGTGTCAATCCCCAGTGTAGACGGACTGATCACTCCCTGCAGGCACAGATCCAGGGCTGTAATGTATGATGCCATATAACTGTCATGAGGAATAACCGGCTGGTCCGTAACGACCTGATTCTTCTGGCCCTCTCGCATATCTCCTTCTGCTGCAAAATAGCGGTTGTCGAACGGATTCGGTTTTATCAGCATCCCTGTTTCAGGATCATGTGGAACCAGGCATTCCGGAATATAGGTCTTTGCTCTTCCGGCTCTTAAGGCATCCATCCACTGGGACCATGTCTCATCCAGTGAATCATAGCTGTCGAGCTTTCCATCGAATATGCTGCCGCCTCTGCCTTCATATCTGGTAGACTCATAGATCATAAATGGTTCAGCCAGCATGACCAAATCATCAAATTTAATGTCTGTCAGATTCTCAGTGGCTTTTATAGATTTAATATCGACCAGTCTGCCGTCAAGATACAGCTCATTGATAATATAGCCATAGCCATAACGCTCATTCAGGACATACACTTTTCCTTTTTCTTTGTATGGTGTCTTGAATACGATCTCCCTGATTCGGTCTCTCTGGTAGACAAATTCAACCCTTTCCCCCGGATACCACTCCAGTATCGGATAATCACTGATTGTTGTATCTATTGCCACTTTAAAAGCGCCATCTCCGATAAACAGTGTTTCTTTGAGGGCGCTTTCAATCTTTTTATAAAATTTATTATCTTTCTCAATTTCTTTCCACAGCTGTTCCTGCGCCGGCTGTTCAAATTCAAATTCGTTCATGTCCGGCAGAACAGTGAAAGAAAGAACTTTAACAGTCAGCCCCGGGAGACCAGTATGAATCTTCCGCATGTCCATTCCAGGGGTTGATCTGCTTGCCCAGAACTTGTGCCTGTCTGCAAATTCTGCATTCTGCTGATAGATCTGTTCCAGCTCGTTTCCGTCACCCCTGTACCAGATACGGTTCAGAATTGCGTGTCCTTCGAAATCCATCATCTCATTGATCTGAAAGTTAAAAGGGTTCGCCGGAAGAACATTCAGCCAGCTCCGGACCGTCTTTTTTATGTTTTCATTTAATCTTTCCATCCATTTCACCTTTTCTGTTCCTCCTCAAATCCAATCAAGTCACGATATGGAATCCATCCGTACTGCTGGGAGTTGATCGTGTGGTCATTTCTATCTTCCGGAATGTCTTTATCTTCATCCCAGGAATATTTCTCCATCTCTGAAATATGGTTTGTACAGGTATCCACTACCAGATAGCAGCCCTGCTGGATCCAGCCAAGCTGTAGCTTGATTCTGTCCAGGATTTCTACTTTTTTGTAGGATTCCACAAAGTTATACAGGCATCCGTTCAGGCGCTTGTATTTCCGCAGTTCTGTGATCGTAGCCGCATCTGCGCAGTCAATAAAGGTTTCCCTTGCAAAGCCCCAGTCCTTACGGCATTTTTCCAAGAACTCAACAAATTTTACTGCTGTATCGGATGGAGCAAGAGGCTGATCCAGATCTTTGTTACTGTAAACTTTCTCAGCCAGGGTGATCAGCCTTCTATCTGTCGTAATGCCCTGGAATACCATTGCAATTGTATCCGGGGATTTTGAAGAGTACGAAGTATCCAGACCGCAGGTAAACTTTTTGAATTTTATTTTGCCTGCTTCCATCTGGGCTTTTACCCATTTCTCAGATACTACATGTTTCTTTCGGCTGAAGTTCGGGAAGATCAGTCCGGTTGCTTTTCCTCTGAGGCCTAAGATCTTGTTCTTATAGATCTTTGTTCCTTTCGGGGTGTTCCGGATGATCTGGTCTTTCTTTTCTTCCGAAAGTCCTGCATTATCGTCAAAAGAAAAGAACCAGTGAACCCAGCCGGGCTTTGGTTCTTCCTTTAATTCATCTTTAATTTCCTGCGGTGTATCTGCTTCCCATTCAGGAAGCGGACGGCTGCAGTTGATATACTCTTTATACACATCCAAGCTTGGATCATCTGGGTTCAGGGTTGCCATGAGGTAATCACAGCGCATGGAAGCCTCGCGGACAAAGTCGATATCCGCTGTGTTGATCTCATCGATATACAGGCATCCATACTGACCGCCAAGGGCTTTCTTCCATTTCTTCTTGTTTCCATATCCCAAAACGTATATGGTTTTGTCCCCGGATGAAGTATGAAAAAGAATATGCGGGATCTTGTCATCCTTTGTGCCGGATCCGTTGTACTCTACCAGGCTTCCGAAATCGTCCAGGATTCCAAGGTCTTTGTTGATAATGTTTTTCTCTGCTGTTCCAGTGTCGTCTGCTGCCAGAATATGAAGCTTTTTCGGGCTCTGGGCTACCTTCAGCATGAACTTAAAAATTCCTACTGTAGTCTTTCCTGCTGCCGTGGTACCTTCCAGGAACTCCACCGGTGTCTGGCATTTCAAAAATGCTTTGTATTTTTCAGACAGCACAAGATCCATGCTGCTCATTATCCGCCTCCGCTGAGCTGCTTGATCAAGCTGTCCAGTTTTGATTTTTCTTCTTCCATACCGCTGAGCTGAAGCTTGTCATTCCACATTGCCAGATGGCGCCCAAGCATATCCAGGGCTTTCAGTTTGTCTGCAAGCTTGATTTCTCTTTCTGTGCCATCTTCTCCAAAGGATTTTACTTTCACAGACTGTATAGCTGCCAGATCGTCCCTGGAGGCATCTTCTTTTAGTGTTGCGTCTTTTGCATTGATTACATCATCTGCATTTACAAATGCAATTCTGGCCAGTTCCAGAAGAACACGGTCAGCATTGATTCCGGTTCTTTTGGATCTTTCTGCGATTGCCTCTGAGATTGCTTCTGAAACTTGGGTTTTCTGGAGTAATTCATGTCCGATCTCAGAAGCTCTCTGACCATTTTTCGCCTTGTATCCGGCTCTTATGGCGGCCTGGGTAGCATTCAGGTCAATCAGATACTCTTCCACAAATCTCTTCTGTTTTTTTGTCACTCAGGCTCACCTTCTTTCAAAAATATAATAAAATACAGTCCTGCCAGCACCATCCACGACAGCCGATTGCCGCCGTCAATCATGAAAGGGAGGTGACCGTATGCAAGAAATAACGGCTGGTGCTGTGCGCGCTGTACGAAAATTGGCATAGAAAAAGCAGCCCCGGGGAGCTGCCTGTGTTGTGTTATTATTTTAATGACTCAAACTTTAAAAACTCGTGTGAATCTACTATCATTCCAATCGTTACATTTTATGCCTGCACTTTTACTCATTGTCCTTAACAAAGTAATTAGCAAATCATTAGTTATTTTTGTATTTTCATCATTTATAGCCAACCATAAATTGTCAAGAGCTTTCATAACCTCTGGGTCATCATGAAAAACTATAATAACTCTGTTTAAAGCCCTTGTAAGTCCTTGACAATTAATATCTAATGCATTTAATTTAGAGCCCGTCATTTGATACTTATAGCCAAATATATCATCTACAAGCTGTTGTTTTCGTCTCTTTTTCTCGGCTTTTGCATTTATAACAACAATACCCCTGAAATAATCGCTCCAACCAATGTTATTGCAATTTGTTCTTTTGACATAAAAAAGTCCTCCCACATCCATTTTCTTTCATCATACTACAAAACGCCCCGTATTTCTACAGGACGTTTGCAAAAAATATATGTAGTTTGGATAGCTTCTCTTGAAGCTAATCGGAACACCAGGACTCGAACCTGCGGCTCGGCTTAACGGCTCATGCTCCCTCCCGATTGGGGAGGTGTTCCGAGATGGACGTGCACCCTTGGTATCGTCCAAGGTGGATCCAACCCTGTCGTAAACGTTTTTCACATTTCGTGGAAATAATAATGCCGCCGCTTACCTACTAAACAGTAACAGTACCTTTGGCCATCGGTACGGTACTAACCGAATCAACTGCCAGGCTGTGACACCTGGCAATCACTTAATAAGGAGCTTAATGAAATCTTTTCGTCAATCCCAGTATACATACTACCATAGCCGAAGCGGACATGACCGGACATTTTGAAAATTTTATAATATTTTTTCAAGATATCGGTCATGACGCTTTCTGCAGCTGTCTTCTGTATATTTCCGTTTTGGAAACCGGCTGTTCATATTTGCTGCTACCGCCACCCATGTCATGTCATCCAGGTAATAAAAACGAAACATCATTCTCAGATCGCTTTGTGGGATTTCCCGGATAAAATCATCTACTGCATTCAGTGCGTCCTGCAGTTCATCTTCCAGTATGTGAAGCTTTGTTACCCGCTTTTTGATCATACCCTTCACCTGATCAACTTCTGGAAAAGGATAGCCGGTTATCTTGATCGGACCGAAGGTTCCATCCTTTCTGGTTCCCTTCACGGTATCAGAAACCACACCCTCATTCTCGATCTTGACCAGCCTGCGCCTGTCCCGGTCTATGCGGTTATGTAGGTCTTTGATTTCTTCCTTTAGCTCCACATACTGCTCCAGCACCGTCTTGTCCACCTCTATCACCTCCCACAAGCAGTTCGTATCTATGTACCTGTGCCAGGATTGCCGGTTCTGATCTGGCATCCTCCAGGAGCTTCCTGGCCTTATCCGGGTTCATGCTCAATTCCTTGGCAACCTGCAGCACTCTCTTCTCATCAATCATCTGGCACCTCCACTTCTGGCCACAGCATCGGTACGTTCAAATTGCGAAAATATCCTCTGCATACCTGCCGTATCGCACAGTTAAATACGCAGTCGTGAATGTCATTGTTTTTACAGTAAATTCTAATCGTGTTCACCGCCTCAGTGGCTTTCCGGTCCGTTGCCTTTCCCTGCTTGGTCTCTGTCATCTTTTTCACCTCTATCCTTGTTTACGGCACTTAATGCCCAGGC